ATTTGATGCAGAGAGGTTATGAGCGTTTACAAAAGTATAGAAAAATTATGAATAATACATAATCTGTTCTATAAAATCTGTATTTATGTCGGGCGACTCTGCGCTACCCGTCTGCGTATTTCCATCTACGCTTATACCATTCTCCCTCCAGAAAAACCCACTAGTTCTGTTGTATTTATGATAAGACCACAAGTTGTCATAAGGTAGCGTCAATGTGTTGTTCATTGCGCCGTTAATATCGGCATCAATGGTATGGGAACACTTCTTGCATTTAAATTCTTCCTTATCACGATTTTCTTTGTGTACAAATCCACATTTAAAGCACCGCTGTGATTTAAATGTAGGTATTGTGTAAGTCAAATCAACATGATTTTCCTCACACATACTTTTTATTTTCTTTTGTATTGTTTCGGTCTGCCAATACTTATGTGCATTACCAGTACTCTGTTTTATTCCTTTGTTGCTTTCAAATCGAAGTTCCTTTATTCCGCTTATATTAAGCTTGTTTAAAACTTCATTTGTGAAAATCTTCATTTCTTTTAAAGATCTCTTATATGCTTTACTGTTTTTCTTCTTTCTATTTATCTTATTTTCAATAACATTGAATGTTTTCTTCTGGCTATCTTCTTTCGGTGTCATTTGTCCATCAGATAAAGTAAGAATTTTCCTCTGACCCATATCAGCACCGATTACTTCGGTACGCTTATTATCAGATTCATTCTTTCCTTCAATATCATAAATAAAATTTAATGATTCTTTTGTTAACTGAACTGCACCACAACGTTTACCTAAATCAGTATATTTATCATCAACTTTGTGTGTTTTAATAGGTATAATGATATTTTCATTACGTTTATTGGTGAAATTAACTAATTTCACATAATATTTGAAATCAGAGTTTTCGTTTTCATTAATAATAAATTCAATATGTTTTGATTGAATCATAGGATTTATATTTTCTAAGTTCGGTTTTTCAAACCGATGTTTAAGTGCTTTAGAACTTTTTAGTTCACCATTTAGTATATTACAAAGCTGGTTTACTAAACAACTGAGCATTCTACCAGAAAGGTTGCCTTTATAAAATTTAAGGCAGTTAAAATATTCTATTTTAAAGAATTTTGGTAAACCATTAGAAAACTTTCTTCTTTTTAAGTGAAAGAAGTATTTTTGGTTTTTGTGTTCAAATGGGCATTTTTTATCCCAAATTTCATCTAAACAAACAGACAACATACGTCTATATTCATCAATAAAATCACCAATGAATATATCCTTACCTAAATTTAGGTAAGATATAAATTCGTGTTTAGTGGTTCTATTGAAACCTTTTAAACTGTTATAAACTAATGTGTCTTTATATTTAGATATCAATTATTCCATAATATTGTTTTTTATGTTAGTAACCATGTTATGAGAACGACGTAAACCGTATAATCTTCCACAAAAAGAAGTTATTATTGACATCAAATCCTTCATTAAATCTTGTTTATCATCACTCGTATCATTAATTACTATTATATTAATACTTAATCTATTAAATAGAGTTTTAATGTAATTAAAACCGAATCTTGTTAATCTATCTTTGTTTTCGACGATGAGGTATGGTATATCTGTATTTAAAACTTTTAACAATTGAGTTCTTTTGTCATTCATGCCTGAACCAACTTCTTTGAATGATTGTTTTATTACAAAACCGTTTGCTATAGCAAACTCAGTACATCTTTCCATTTGTCTTACCAAATCATCCTTTTTGTCGTGACTACTAACACGACAATAAATGATACATTCTTTTATTTCTTGTTTATCTTCTACTACTTTTTCCTTTGTATTTATTATTATAGTACCTGTTTTTGTTTGATATGCATCAACAGGTAGTTTACCTTCATTAAACCAATTCCAACCAGTTTTATAACAAATACCTTGTGTTTTACACCACTCGCTTAATTTCAAAATATATTGATTTATTTTTTTTTTTTTTTTAATTTTAATTAATTTTTATAAAAATAATAATAAATATTATACTAAATCATCTAAATTTATATCTTGAAAGTTTGTTTTTGTTTCAACAGTTTGTGTATTTTGTTCAGTTATGATATTATTATGAAGTTTTTTAACATATTGTAATTTATATCCTTCAAACATTACCCCATCAATACCTAATCCGATTGCCATAAATGATTGTTTATTATCATCAATATTAAATAATATTTCATTTTCTTCATTTATATCTAATAATGAATTTAATTTAGGAACATAATGTAATAATGTTCTAATTTCTAATGTTGCCCAAGTTTTACTTATTTTAGTATTTCTACCTTCATCATTAATAACAAAGAATAAGTCATCTGTATTACTTTGTAATAAAATTCCTTTTTTTGATTTTAATTCTTCTTTAATTCCATCATTTTTATATTCAGCTAATCCAATTTTATAAGGATTTCCTATAAATAATAAATTATATAATATTCCATTTTTCTTTTTAATACGATAAACAGCTTGATTTATTTGCCATTCACCATAAGGAACATTTTTAAATTTTACAAATGTTTTTTGAATTTTATTTATTTTACTATGTGCTAACATAGGATTTTGTCTTGTGCTTTGTATAAATGCCATAATTTTTTATTTAATATTTCTATAATTTTTAATACCTCTTAATGTATCTTCTATTAATTTTAATGAATTTGGAATTTTATTATCAAATAATAAAGGTGGATTTTTTGCTGTTGTACCATTTGCTTGAGTTTCAAATACATAATTATCACCATCTTTTGTAGCAAAAAACATATTAGTAATAATTTTTTCGGGAATTTTAGTTAATAAATTTCCTTCCATTTTAGCATGATATACTGTATTACCTTCTCTATCTTTACCTTCTTCTATATGAAAAAATATCCATACTATTAAATCATCACGTTTATTTTCTTGTATATTTTCTAATAATTTCCAAAATTTAACATTTAAATTATTCCATTTTTCATATCCTTTTTGTTCTTCTGTTTTCATTCTATGCCTAAACATACCTAAACTAAAAGTATCTATGATAATTGTATTAATTTCAGGTTTTTTTGTAGCAGCTTCTATCCATGGTATTAATTCTTCATCATTTGGTTTAAGTACATTTTTCTTTAGAAAATCACCAAATATTTTTTTCCATACTGGAAAATTATTAATATAATTTGCGTAAGGTAATTCTTTCTTATCTAAATTAAATATACATGTTGTACTTGGATTAATTCCATTATATTCATCTTCTTTTAGTACTCCATCAGGAGGTACTACGGGGGATATAGATTTTCCATATCCTGTATCTCCCATAATTCCACATATTTTTGCCATAATTTATTTTAAAATGTTTTTGCAATGTTATTTATTTTTAAGTAATATTCTTGTGTTAAATCAATAGGTTTATTTATATTAAAATAACTTGAAGTTTCACCAATAAATTCAGTTGGTATTGTTCTATTAGAACCACCACCATATCTATTTTTACGTATTTCGATAAATCTAAATCTATCTTGTAAGCCATCTCCATATTGTGAACCTAAATTAGGATATATTTTATATCCATTATAATCTGTAATTTTATGTTTAAATGGACTACCTATGGCTAAACCAATATCACAATCATTAAAAGTTTCTTTATTATCACGTAAATCTTCATGTGAAGGAGATACTGTATCTTCAGCTTTTCTACTTCTATCGGGATTTACTTGTTGTATTACAACAGGAGTTATTCCTGTTAAATTTCGCATAGCAAATAAATAACGTGAATAATCACCAATACTTTCATACTTTCCTTTTGAACCTATATTATTTGATAAACTAATATGGTCAATAATAACTTCATATAATTTTTTATCATAATTTGAAGTATAAGATAAAATATGATTATTATCTGATTTAATCATAGTTCCTGATGATTTTAAATATTTTTCAGTATTATTTATTAATCCTGGAAAATTCAAAGATGTATAAATAGTTAAATATTTATTAATATTTTGTACATATTCTTTTACTTCATTTGAATTTACAATTTGATATAAATTATCAGGGATTTTATTTTCAAAAGAAAATAATTGATTAGTATCTGTAATTATATTTTTATATTTCTGTAAATAATATATTATCATAATTCCCATTACAGTAACAGGTGATATTTCTAATGAATATAAATCAATATGTAAATTTTCAACTATATTTTGATTTATTTGTTGGTCTATAACATTAAATATATGTTGATGATAAACAAATTTTGATTTACCTACACCAGATAATGCAAATATTAAATAATATCTTCCTTCCCAAATTTTAACGTGGTTATTTAATTTATCAATAGAATAATTAAATCCTGTATTATTACCTTTTCGACCATTATTAATAAAAGAAAATGTTGAATTTGCATAATCTATCATTACCAATCAAGTATGGTTCCGTTTGTACTTATATTATTAGAATTAGGTCTTTCTTTTTCAAGTCTATTAAAACGTAAATAATTCTCTAATTCTTTTAATACAAAATTATTTGTTTTTAATACATAAGTGAAATTTTCAGCACTTTTACTTTTAATATATTTATTTTTTGCTTCAATTATTTCATCTTTTGTATATTCATTATGTGTATTCAAAAATGATTGTAATACACGTCTTAATTCATCTTTTTGTCCGTATCTATCTATTGGAAATCCTTTACTAAAATCATTTAAAAAATGGTCATCTAATTCAATTTTTTTTTCTATATTTTCTTTTTTGTTTTTTTTCTCTAATACATCTTCTGATTTTTGTAATAATATTATTTTAGAATAAGATATAAATTTTATATATCCATTTTCATGAAGATATAATAAATCTTTATTTTCTTTTATATTATTTATTTTATTATTTATTAATAATAAATCATAAAATGCTTCTAAATTATTATTCTTTAAATAGAATAATGCTGTATATAACCTCCAATTCATATTAAAATAATTTTTGTTGTTTGTCTTCGATTTTTTGAATTATATCTCTTGCTTTTTTTAAATAATAATTATAATTTATATCATAATTTTTTGCATTTGTATCTATAACTTTATTTAATTCTTTTACATTATATCCTGCTTCAATAAAAGAAAAACTTTCTCCATCATTTAATTCTTTTATAATTGTATGATTAGCATTTTTACATACATAATATCTATTAATACGTTGCATTTTAATTTTGCGTTTTTCTCCATTTTCTATAAATGTATGATATAATTCCCATCTACCTTGTTTTGTATTTTGTATTCTTATTGTATTTAAAAAATTATAAATATTATCATTTTCTTTTATTGTTTTTTCAATAGGAATATTATTAATAAAATATTCATATAATGCTATATTCACTATATGAGACGAAGCATCTTTATGAATTTCTTTTGCTATTTCAAATTGACCCTTTAATTTAGTTTTTCCATTAGTTTTTAAAGCAATATAATCATTAACAGATAATCTAATAACTTTATTATATCCTGTTATTTCTAATTCACCTTTAATAACATCTTCCCATTTTTCTTTTACTTTCAATACATCATTATAATATTTAGTATCATATATTATATTTATACCATCTGTATTATAAGATTCTATTTTTAAATTAGGAATTTTATCAAATAAATATTGTGTATATAATAATATATCTAATTGACATTTTATAGTAGTTGCATATTGTACAATAGGGTCATATTGATAATTATTTTTATCGTTTGTTTTTCCATAACCTCCTCCGTTAAGTGATAATTTATATGTATCTACAATCATTTTTATATGTTTATCAGTCTTACTTAAAGGTTTTAATTTTATTCTTTCGTCTCTAATATTTGTATATCCTATTAACCATTCTTTTCCTAAATGTTGTGGAAATCGTTTATTTGCTATAATAGCTGTTGGATACATAGAAGATACATCATGTTCTTCAAATCGTTCATTATCAGAAACAATTGTTTTTCCTGCTATATCTTTGCTATGTATTCCTCCTAATTTTACAAATATTAAATTACCATGATATAAAAATTTATATTCAAATGATTTATTTTTACTATTTTCTTCTTTTTGCTCTGTATTTACATTTATTGTTGTATTATCTAAAACATTTAATAATTCAATTAATTGTTTATCTTTAAATTCAGTTCTTATATAATTAGGTATTAATTCTTTTATATCAATATATTCTCTAAAAGTTCTATAATTTTTAATATCATTCCATGATTTTTTCGTTAAAGATAAATATGTAATTTTATTTATTTCTTCTCCTATCTTTACATCAGAATAATTCATCATATTTACATTATATTTTTTAGACATTTGTATTCTAAATAATATTCTATCTTCTGAATATAAATCTTTCATTCCTGGAAAATCAACAGTTATTTCATCTAATTGCCCTCTTGTTAAATAATATAATTCTTTTGTTGCATTTATATCATTTATATTATAAGTAATTAATTTATTTTCTAATTCTTCTGTATAATTTACTTCATTAATATCATACCAATCAAATTCTTCTACATTATTAAATCGCATATTTATTTCAGCCTTTTTTAAAGAACATTTGCGATTAGGATTATCCCAATGATTTATTTTAAAAATGTCTATTTGTGGAATTAAAGGTTTATATATTACATTATAATTTTTACTTCCATATTTATTATTTTTCTTTATTTTATCATCAGGAATTAATTGTCTATTTTTATCATTTAATTTTTCTAAAATTTCATATACCGATAAATTTAAATAATTTTTTTTATTACTTAAAAGTATTAAAAAATGAAGTAAAGGATAATCATAATCTAAATTATTAAATCCACATTGGTAAGAATGTTCTTTTATTAAATTATCAATATGATTTTTTAATAATATTCTATCATCTCTATATATAGAGATTATAAATATATTATATTTTTTTGTAAAAGTATCAAATCCGCCATATATAAAACTAAATTCAGTTATTTCGAGATCAAAAACTTCAATTGTTTGCATTTATGGTTTAATATAATATTTTGTTAATTTTAATAATTCTTTTATATTAGTACAATCTATTTCTAATAAAATATCATTTAAATGTAACTTTACTATTATTAATCTATTGTCTTTATTATATTCTTTCCATATTCCTTTTATTATTAATTCATTTCCTTTATTATCAATTACAATATTATTTAAATTAATAGTTAATATTTTTTCTAATAACGTTTCAAATTTATTATTAAATATAGCATTTAATAAAATTGAATAACTGAAATATTTAAAAATTGAATTTCTTAATTTATTGGTTAATGTAAATTGTTTAATCATTTTTAATTCACCATTAAATAAATCATCTTCTATATATTTAACTAATGTTAATTCTTCATTATACATATACATAAATTGATATGTAGGAAGAATAGAATAATATTTATTTAAAGTTTTTATAGAATGTAATACAGTATTAATATTTTTAAAGATTTTATATCTATATTGAAGATAACTATTGCGTGTATTATACATAATTTTTTACAAAAGGTTTATATATTTTTATTAATTTATAAGGTTTATTCTTATATATTATTATATCAGATGTAATTTCTTTAAATTCATTCCAATTTTCAACATTTTCTTCAAATGGATATTCTTTTAATAATTTTTCTATAAACTTATTAAATTCTAAATAAAAATAAATATTTATAGTATCATTTATAATTTTAAAATTAGTTTTTAATTTTTCAATTTTAAAATTTTTATTTGTTATTATAATTTGTTCATTTGTTAATAAGTTTTTACTAATCCAATATTTATAATAAGGAATTATAATTGAAATTATATTATTAATTACAACTATACTTTCTTTTTTTATTCTTTTTATTTTCATATTTTAATATTTATAATTTAACAAAAAAGTTTTTCTATCCATTCGTTTAACATTAAAGAAGTTTCTTTAATTTCACTTAAATGATTATTTATATTATCTCCATTAATAGCTGGATAATAAATAGCATATCCACCATTATTAACAATTTCATTATTAATAATAGTAGGACCAATTCTTAAATCAATTGATTGATTAGATGCTGAATTAAGAAGATTTTTATTACCTGTATATTTTAACCAGAAATGCTGTCCACATCTTTTAGTAGGATAATGATATGTTTCACATAATTCTTCAAAGATACTATTACCTTGATAATATCCTGGAATATTTTTAAAACCATTTTTATTTTTTTCATCATCTACATCTACATCAACTATAATAATACCAGGTGTAGGATTAATTGCTAAATTATATCCATTTGGTAAATTTCCTTTAAATTCAGTATTTAAATTTAAAGAACCCCAATTAATTAGGGGTTTTTTATAATTTTTACTGTTTTTGTTAGCATTAACTAAAAATGTTCTCATATTGTAAATAATTTTTCAATTCTTTTTTCTCTACCATTTAATTTAGTTCTAATTTCAGTTTTAGTTTCTATTTCTAAAACACATTTAAAATCAGAAGGTGCATTATATTCACTTATAAATACTTTATTCATTTTAGCTAAATTTCTACACCATTCCCAAAATTCTAAGTGATTAATGTATTCACTATATTTAGTTGTATTTTCATAAGGTGGATCTAAATATATAGTAGCATTTTTAATATTAAAATCTTTATAATTGCAACATATAAATTCATCATTTATTGTTATATTTTTAAAAGTCTTTAATAAAGAATTTTTTGCATTTAAAGTATAATTTCTTTCTGTATTATCTTTACACATTCCACCAAAATATTTACCACTAAAACTACAACCAAATCCTATAAATGCTTTTAAAGGATTAATATCGTCTAATAATTTAGCTTCTTTATATTCTTGTTCTGTAATAATGTTTGGTGATTCTATACTTCTATTTTGTAATGCTTTATACAAAGAAATTAAAGGTAAATTAACATCAAAAGCAATTCTTTTATTTGCTTTTATATAAGGCATAATATTTAATCCCCCACAAAACCCATCTACAAATATGTGTATAGTTTCATTTTGTAAAAAGGGAATTAAATATTTACTTATTCTTTGTTTACCACCTAAATATCTCATTAGTAAATATATTTCTTTTTATAATCTTCAGTTTTCCATACTTTAGCATAATTATGTTTATTAGCATAATCAAATAATCTTAATATTTCTAAATAAGATTTTCTATTTAAATTTAAAATTTCTATATTTTTTATTAATTCATCTTCATCAAATTTTAAATATGATGCATAACTTGCTATAAGTAAACAATTACCATTTAATTCTGAACCTTGTCCTGATAAATCAAGAGCATTATTAGTTATAAAATCTTGTATTTTATTCATAATTGTAATTTTCAATTTTTAATTTAAAGATTAGAATAAGGATTATTTATAATCCAAATATCTAAGTGTTCTTTACTATCAAATCCTAACTCATCATAATTTTTTTTATCAATTATACCATTCCAAATTTCAGCTACACTTTTATTACTTTTTTTATTTGGTGATTTTATTAAATCATCAAAATAATCGTTTATTGTCTTCATGTTTTATTTTAATATATTATTTAATTTTATTAATTCTTCTTGTGTAATTTCATGATTTTGTAACCATGTAGAAAATATTAATTTTAATGTTTGTGCATTACTTTTATTTAATTCTAATTGTTCTTTAAAATCAGATGAATTAAAAATATTATTATAATTTAATATTTCATCTAAAATTTCTAAATATTTTTGTACTATTTTATCAGTATTGTATCCTCTTTTATAATATTTTATAATTCTAACAAATTGTCTTAATATTTTATTTTTTTCCCATAATTCAGAAGAATAATATTGAGTATTCCATTTATTCCAATCTGCTATTTTAGTAATAGTAGAATTTCCTGTTAAATCAAGCCATTGTTTAGTTTGAATATCGTACCCTTTTGCAACAATATCCATATCAAATGATGATAAAACGGCAAATATATTATTTTTATCTTTTTTAAATATTATATTTATTGGAATACAAGTATTATATGTAAATTTAATAGTTGTTAACCATTGTTGCTTATAATTTTCTTCATTAAATTCTTTCATAAATTTCCATTTTTCAAGTGGATTTAATAATTGAAACATATCGTCATAATACATTTTATCTAATAAATTAATAAATGATTTTTTATCATATATAAATACATCTATATCTTGATGATAGTCATCATCAAAATATCCTAATAAAGAACTTCCTGTAATACAACCTTTAACTTTTTTTTCTTCTGTACTTGAATTTTTAAGCCATTCAATAGCTTCATTTATAATTTTTTGCATATATTAAAAGTAAAAAACTCAATAACATTAAATTATTGAGTTTTGTTATTAATTAAATTAAGACTATTTATCTAATAATTCAACATTTTCCGAAATAATTTTAATTATTTCTTCTAATGTATAAATTTTGTTTAATTTAACAATATCATTAGTGAAAAATAATCCAAACTCTTCAAATTCTTTAATTATAATAAATCTTTGCAAATGATAATTTATTCGTTTTGCTAATTCTTTTTCATGTTCAAAATTAACAAATTTTAAAGTTTCTGCTAATAATTCATCTTGTAATTTACTTTTAGGTTTTGTTGGAATATTTATAAAACTTACATCTTTTGTTTGTGAAAAATCTATAATAAAATTACTTCTAAAGTTATCAAAATTTTCTGCTTGTTTTCCTTCAAAATCATGTTTTTTAGCTTCTTGTATAAATTTATCTAAAAATTCTATTCTTTGTTGAGCTTCTACAAATTCAGCATTACAAATAGGTTCGCTATTTTTATTTGATAGATAACCCCCATTGATTAATACAACTTCACCTTGTTTTAAAAATTTTTTGTCCATTTTGTTTGTTTTTATTGTTTTTTTAATTTAAATATTTAACCCAATTTTTAATATATTGAATATTTTTAGTAGTAAACCATCTTGCATATCCTGCAAGTTTATCATTATAATCTTTATGAAATGAAATAATTTCATTTATATTCCACTTACATAATTTTTTACCATCTTCATCTGTTATCTTATAATATGAATAGCTACCTGGATAATCATTATCACCAAATACAATTGCTGTTTTATAATTTTTAGGTTCTGATAATATTTTTTTAAAATATTCACCTTCATTTCCACCACCAATTGCGTTATATATATCTTCTATATTTAACGTATGTATTTCTTCATAAGGATATAATATACTTTTTGTGCCTGTAATTAATATATCAGCATAATAAGTTTCGCTCATAGTTTTTGCCATTAATAATATATTAATAGAAATACTTTTTGTCATACTTCCACTAATATCAAGTATAATAACATTTCTATTAGGAGAAGTAAATTCTAATCCTCCATACATACCTTCTAATTTTTTATTATACATATTATGATTAAATGATATAAAATTATGAATATTTGTTTTTACTGCTTCTTCTATAATATTTTGATAATCAGGAATTAATTTTAATGTTTTTAATTTATCCATATTAATTAAAGCAGAACAATCATTAATGTATTTTTTAAAATCATCAGTAGGAATTACATTATTTAATAAATTTATTTCATTTTGTATAATTTTATCATAATTTTCATCAGAAGTTATATAATTATAATATATAGCATTATGCCAATGTGCTCTTGTTGGACTATATCCATGTTCTTTTAATATTAATTCCCAGTTAAATGGCAATCCTGTTTTAACAAGTTTTTGATAAAGTACTTCCCATTCTAATAATTGTATAAAATGTATTTTATCTTTTTCATTACCATAAACATAAGGTAATCCTATTGGAATATCTTTTATTTCATTTCTATCTGATATAAAATATATATCAGGTATTTTAAATTTTTTACTTTTTAATTTTTCCATTTAATTTTTATTTTATTTTATTTTTATACTCAAAAAATTTTTATATATTTAATTTAAAACAAATCCGAAAAGGATCGGATGGCAGGCAGCGGGTGGCTGGGGGGAAGCGAGGTACACCATTTAATATATCATTTATTTCTAATTCATTAAAATAATATAATTTTTTTAATATTTCTATATTTTTTATTTTTCCTATAACTTCATTATTTTCATCTAATATTAAAATATTAAAATCATTAATTATTTCTGTTTTTTTATTATTTGTTATATTAAATTTATATTTTATTAATTCTAACCAACTTATCATTTCTCCTAATTTCCATATCCTATTTTCACATTCAGATAATAATATATCTTCATCTTTATTTTCAATTAATGTTTGTAATATAGGTTTTATCATTTTTTCATAAGGTGTATATACATTTTTTATAATCATTTCGGTAGCTTTATCTAAATCTGCTGGTGTATTAAAATTATATCCTGTAAATTCTTCATTTTTTATTAGTTCACATAATTTATTTGATATTTCAAAAGGCATATTATATTTTTTAAGCATAAAATTTTTCCACATATCACTATTAAATTTAACATCATACCATATAAATCTACGTTTAATTTGTGGTGTCATTGGTGTTAATCCTTGATAATTACCTGCTGCTATTATCATAATATCAGGTAATTTATCTCCTGACATCATAACTCTATTCTCAATTAATGTTAATAAAGCATTAAATACAGAAGGATTGCTATTAGGTAATTCATCAAAAAATAAAATATCGCCATCTTTTAATTTAGTAAGTTTATCAAAATTATAATATACCATCGTTTTTAAATCTTTATCAGGTATTCCAATTCCACTTATTTCTAATGGTGAAACTTGAGAGCCAATATATTCAATTACTTTTGGATTAATTTCATTTGTATTAAAAAAATCTATAAAATTAACTTTATTTTCATTTGCAAATTGAACAAATTCATTAACTAAAAATGTTTTTCCTAAACCAGGATTTCCCATAAATATAGGAACAACTCGTTTTCTTAAAGAAAGGTCTTTATATATACCTTCTAATACAGGTTTTATCTGTTTCATTTTTGATTATATTTTTCTTTTAATTCATTTAATTTTTTTCGTATTTTAATTTATTATAATAATTCTTTTATCTGTATAAATATAATATATAGTTTGTTCATGATTATAAATATTAACTTTATCTTCCGTCATAAATAATGGTTTAATACCTTTTTCTGAGAAATACTTATTATTTATTTTATTTATTAATTTTATATCTTGTAAATATTTTGCACAAGATAAAGCATTTTTATAATTTTGTTCTTTTAAATCCATTTTGCAATATATTTATATCGTTTAAAAATTTTTTTAGTTTTATTATTACACATATTTATAATAGCCATTCTACTTACATTAGCAATATTAGATGCTTCATATACAGAATTACAAATTATTTCTGTATTATCAACTCTATTTATTAGTATTACTTTTTTACTTAAATGACTTTCAAGTTTTTTAAAGAATAATCTTTATTTACATTATAATCTTTTTTAAAAACCCAAATATAATCATTATCTCTTCTTCTTTTACCTGTAGCACACTGACTAATATTTCCAACAGTAGTATTTATTTCTTTAATAGCTTCTTTTGCACTTTTAAATTCTTTTATAAAATCACCTTTATCATTTAATAATATAATGGGTTTTGTTAAATATTCTCCTTTTATTAGCCTATTCTTAAATAATCCTGTATCATAATATTTTTTATAAATAAAAAACATATTATTAGTATAAAAACTTTTTCTTTTATTTGCAGAAGCAATATTAAATTCACTACAATTATTATCTAAAGCAGCTTCAACAGTAGAACTATATTTTTTTAATATATTACCATTAATATCTACTTTATATGTAATTATTGTATCTGGAAATCCACAATCACCTCCTTTTGAGATATTTAAACAAATATCAGGGTATTTCTTTAACTCAAAAATTAATTCTATTTCTTTTTTATCACTTTCTTCTTTTGTTAAATTACTAAATAATATTTCTTTTTTAAAATTATCAAATCCATATTTTAATATTTCTTCTGATAATAATCTTTGAAATGTTATTTTATTAATTCTTTTATAATGATAAAATCTTTTTTGTATGTTATAAGTTTGTCCTATATATTGTTTACCGCTTGGACTAATTAATTTATAAATTATATAACTCCGCATATTAATATTTTTTTTAATTATTTCGGTAAAGTTATATAAAAAATATTAATTAGACGAATAATTGTCAATATTTATTTTACAATATTCATCTATTGATAAAATTAAATAATTTAATAATCGTAAATGTGTTTTATTATCCCAAATTTTATCATTTACTAATATACAAGGTTCACAATCGTTATAATCATTTATTATAGAATGTGGTATATAATTGAATAATTTATTTATAAACTCAAAATCTTCTTTAGTAGGACAATGTACTGCTACTTTGTTAGTAAGATGTTCTAATGTAAAATTATTTTTAATATCATGGTCTGTATATACACATAATTTACCATCTTTTGCTAAATAAAATGTTTTTATAACACCACAATATTGATTATATTGTTTATTCCACACTTTATCTCCAATTTTAAATCCTAATTCATTAGCTTTTAAAATTATATTTTTTTGTTCAATTTCTTTTAATAGGTTATCTGCATTACTATAACCTATATCTTTTAATTTTTTAACAGCATTTATAGCTTGCTCATAAGTTATTTTTTCCATTTAAAAAAATATTTAATTCGTTTATTATTAATTTTATTATTACAACATTTTGCGATAGTATTTTTTCATATATTTGGTTTTTCAATGTTTAAAATACTTTCTTTATCAATATTAATTTGGACATAAATAAGTTCTTCATTATCTTCATGAAATGTTACTTTTATTTTACTTATTTTCTATATCTTTTAATTGTTGTTGTAATTCTTGTTTATATTCTTTTGAATAATCATATATCATATCTTCTGTAGCTCCTTGACAATATGATAATATAGAATTTAAAACTTTAATCTGTTCTTCTAAACATAATTTAGTACATTCTTTAGCTGATTTATCTGCTATAATATTACCTGCTGTTGATACTTCAGTATTATCTCCAATTATTTTTTCAAATTTATTCTGTAGTTCCATATAATAATTGATTTGCTTGTTGTTTTAAATATTCTAAATTACCTTTAGTGATAGTAAAATCTCCTTTATGTAAAAAACACTCATCAAATATTGATTTATCATGTATTAAATAACCAACTATTCTTAATTCTGTTTTGATTGAATTAATGTATGCTTGCAATATATAAGAATAACTATCAGTCTCTTTCCATTCGATTACAGGATAAGATACTTCTACATAACAATTAGATAAATCAGTAGTATGTCTTTCTTTAAATAAGATTTTACCATTTTCTACGCTATTAAGAGTAATTGTTTGATTATAGCCTATTATTCTTATCTTATCTCCAACTCTTGGTTCTATCTTACCTCTTGTAAGCATTAACCAATCTTTATATGGTTGTAATACTATCATTATTAAATGTTTTTAATGTTTCAAAATTTTTTTCTCTATTATACCAATCACTTTCTTCTATAACAGTATTATCATTAAAATAAGTATCAGCTACTTGAAATGTTATAGTTTCATTTTCTGTGTTAATTTTAACATTTCTAACAATTTCTCCTATTTCTTTATGATATAATTTTAATAACAATTTTATTTCTTGTATATTTTTACACATAAATATAGAATTTTTATTTTCATTCATATCAATCCTTAAAGGATAATAATCTAATATTATTAGAGGGAAAATATTATTTATCTGTTCCATAAGCAGCTATTTTTAATAATTTATATTTTGTTGTTGCCATAATTTATTACCTTGAACTTTAGTATCACCTTGTTCTCCTTGAATAGTTAACGTAGGATTTTCTTTAAGTATTTGTTCTAAATTATACTTTTTAGCTATTTTCCAATATAAATTATTTTTATCATTAGTAGTCATATTTCTACTACATACAACAAATTGATATTTGGTAAATATCTTTTTTAGTAAGTTAATTATTTTCTGTTTCATTATTTATATTTTTTAATATATGTGCAATTACATCAACAGTCCAACCGTTTCCTATTGCTTTATATCTACTCGTTGAACTAACGCCTTGTGTATAATTGTCTGGAAGTGTCTGCTTATTTATTTAAAATTAGGTATTATTTCTACTGTTGAACTTACAAAATCATTTAAATTATCTTCAAAATAAATCATTTCTTCAGACATTAAATTCATAGCTATTTTTTCAGCAGTTTCTTTAATTACTTCCTCTGGATTTTCATTTTCTTGAATAGCATCTCCAAATAAATGTTCATTAATAGTTTCCATATCTATTTCATAAGTTCTATGAAATGTTACCTTTATTTTACTCATCTTATAAATTTAATAATTTAGGTATTATTATTTGAATATATATTTTATATTTTTCCCATATTATTGGAATTATATAAGTTTTTGCCATTCTAATAGTATTATATCTATCAAATGTTCCTTTTATTTCAATAAAAGATATATATTCATTTTTAATTAAATTAGCAATAAAAGGTATATCAAAATTAATTTCTTCGTTATTTATATCTTGAAAATATTTATCTTTTGCATTATTATTCCAAACTATTTTATAATCAGTAGTATAACTATGTGGGTTTAATAAATATCCTTTTTTTGATAGTTTCTTTTTACCATTTTTTTCATTAATACTATATATCACTTTTTTTAAACCTTCAAATAATAAAAAATTATCAGGTTGAAATACTATTTCTTTAATATATCCTTTATCTTTTAATAAAGTTAATTTTTTAAGCATTAATTTTTCTTCCGAACTATATTTAATTTCTTTATTCATTGAAAAAATAATTTATTAAAAAATCTTGCATTTTAATTTTAGGTACAGTATTAACCCATTGAAAAATTAAATCTTGTAAAGCTATAATTTTATTATTTGCTGATACTAAAGTATAAGGATCAAATGTATTTTGTAATATATAAATATGAGATAAATCATTTATTGATATTAATTGGTCATTTCCCAAATTTTTTATATTAATAATTGGTGTATCGTATTTACTTTCGCTATTAATAATAGCTTTTTCTTCATCTGTCATTTTTATTATTGTAAATTGTTAATTTCAATATTATCGGTTAGTTGTTTTTGTAATTTATTATTAATTATATTCCAACCGTATGATTTTAATATAGTGGCATCATTTATACTTAATTTATTCATTATTTCATTAGTTTGTTTTATTATTAAATTATTATCTTTTGTTATAAGAGTTACTGATTTATAATAATGTTTTATTATTCCGAACGAATGATGCCACCAATTATTATTACTATTAGTAATAGTTTTAATTTGATTAAATTCGTCTATTGTCATTTTAAAAAATTAATAATCCTAATACTGTTAAAATAGTACCTGATATTACTATTTTAACTAATATATTTTTTAGTCTATATTTTCCGGCAGCATAATCACAATATCCTTTTGAACCACTAGTAGTTTTTTGCCAATTACTACCATTTTTTATATACAAATCGTATTCATCTTTCATAATATTTATTTTTTAATTTTATACAATAAATTAGAAAATAGTATGTATAATAAATAAAATTTATTATTTTTATACATACTATCTATTTAGTTTTATTCGATTTCTCTGATTATTAAATCATCAAAATCATCAGTTTTTAATGTTTTAAAAAATGTAGAAAAATTATCAACTGATATTTCTTCATTTTTATAATAACATTTATAATTTTTGTAATTTTCTTTTTCTATTATTTTCGATATAAACTTATTATAATTAATAATAGTAATAATTTTACTATTACTAATATTCATAAGTTTTACAGATAAACTTTCCTTGTTTATCTTTTTTTCAGTAATTCTTGACATACATAATGCCGCAATAGTTTCTACAAAAAGATATTCATTTTCTTTTTGTATTTCTATATTAGCAATATCTCCCATTAATTTACATAAATGAGTTTTAACTCCTTCATATATAATTTCAAGAGTTACATTATTTAAATTAGAAATACCGGTTTTATCATCCCAATACATTATTTGTCGAATAAATCGTCTAAATGATGTAAGAATACTATTTTGAATAATACTTTCTGTTGTAATATTATCTATTACCTTTTTTAATGGTAATTTTTTAAAAGATACAATTAAAGTATCTTTTAAGTTTTCTTTTTCTTCAGTAATTATAGTTTTAAATTCGTACATTTTCTTATTTTTAATTGTTTGGTTCTAATTGTTCATAATAAACAAAGAATGATTTTTTTATTTTTGTTTTTAATTTTATGATTACTTTTTTATATGGTAAATCAACATACCATTTATTATGTGAAAGTTTTACATATTTATCATTATATTGTTTTTTGACAAATTTTAAATCAATTCTACGATCTGGAATAAACCCAGAATAATCATTTATGCCATATTCATCAAAAAAATATACAACTTTACCTCTTACATAAGAAGGTGAATAAATACAATAAGTATTATCATCTGTTATTCTTGAATAGAATACCCAATTATAAAGTTCTGCTCTTATTTCAGCTTCTGTACCACCTATTTCTATTGGTGGTTGGGTTTTTCCAATTAATGTTATTAATAACATTAATGTAAATAAAATTGTTTTAACCTTATACATGATATTTAATTTTAATAATAAATAAAATAACTTAAATTATCTTTAAATATTAATTCTATATTAAATATACCTTCTGATGTATATGCCTTCCATTGTGTATCTGAAATTACTACATAATGTTTAGTATATTCTTCTGCAAAATAATTTAAATCACCTTGTGTATAAGGATATACTTTACATACATTAACTACATTATTTGCATTAAAATAATATGTAATTGTTCCTCTAACGTAATTATTGGAATAAATATAATAAATTCCATCAGTTGTATGATTTGAATTAAATGTCCAAGTATAAAACTCTGATTTAATTTGAGTTTCTGTACTACCTAATCTTATTCCTTGACTTTGCCCGATTAATGTTGTGGACAACAAGATTAGAATAAATAAAATTGTTTTGAATTTATACATTTTGTTTATTTTTTAAAATATTTTCGATAATTTGTATTCTTTCATCATTTGGATTTTTATTATACAAATGTGCTAAATACATATAAGAACAATTTAATTTTTGTTCTTTTTCTACTTTTTTTTCAATTTTATTATTTTGCTTTGCTTTATCAATTATAATATCTTTATTAGTTATTATTACATTATTTGTAAGTCCACTATTTATTAATGTTAATGTTTCATAATTAATAATTGGATTATCCAAATTTTTAAGAAATTTAGTTAAATAATCAATATAAGCATTAAAAATAATTTGAATACCTTTTATACCGATTACATTTATTTTTTGGATTTTTCCAAAATCTTTTTCTTCACATACATTATAATGAATATATAATGTATCTGTTAAATAAGTTTTTTCAGTATGGGTATATCCATGTATATTATCCCATCCTAATTTTTGATTTTTAATAATCTCATCTTTTATATAACTTGGACCTATATTAGGTTTTCCATTATAAAATAGAGATGGAATAATTACTTGATGCTCAAAAATTTGATTTACTTGTTTATTACTATTAGTAATTGTTACATTACCAATTTTATTTAATACTTCACTATTTTTTAAGTAGTTTGGTTCTACTTTTAAAAATTTAGAATATCTTTCGATAAACTTAGCTTGTTCATTTTTAATGTTACTTAATTGTTCTTCACACCATTTTTTAATGTACATTTTTTAATTTTTTAATAAATAAATAGATAAAAATTCTCAAAAAATAAATCCTTCTGTGTACTATTTTAAAAGTCATAGTAAACATAATAAATTATGCTATTGAAGGATTTATATAATTTATTTTTTATGTTTTAATTCTTGCCATATACCAATTATAATACCTATACAAATAGATAAAATAATTAATATTATTTGTATTTTATTTTCCATTTTAATTTGTTTATTTATATATTACTTTATCATAGATTAGATATTCTTGTTTACTTGAACTAAATGAATGTGGTACATCATTAATAGGATAAAATGTTGTAACATTTCCATTATCTTTTTGAATTATTAATCTATATGTTCTTGTAATATTTTTTTCTAACTCTAGTGTTGTTTCATAAACACTATATTTTTTATCAACATAATTACTTTTTAGTAATTTAATGTCTTTTGATTTCAAAAATCTATTTAATAATTCTTGTCTATACCATCGTTCAGGTCTTAAAAAACAAGTTTTGTTATTAGGTTTTGGTTTTGTTAAATAACTTACAGGTGAATGTTGTTCTTCTATATGAATATCACCATATTTTGAAGTACCTACCCTATAATTAACTTTTGTATATTTAACATTACCTTTATTATTTGTATCTGGTGGTAAATTTTCACCAGAATAAACAGCAATAAGTTTATCCTTATCAGTTTTTTCATTAATAACTGAATATAAAAGAACACTATTATTTCCATATCCTTTTAATTCTTTATATTTAATATAACTTTTATAAGTAACAAAAGTTATAATTAAAATAATAAATCCTAAAATAAATATCTTAGGATTTATAGTAATTGTTGTATTTTTCATAATTGATCTAATATTTCATAATCTAACATTAAAGTTAAGATTGCTTCTTTTATTGACCAATCATTTATTTCAGCTTCAACTTCAATATCAATTGGATAAAACCATTTTTCAGGTTTTATTTTATTAATATTTTTATTATCAAAATCAATATCAATAAAACTAAGATTGAAATCATTAGTATTATTACTAATTATATTCCAATATTCACTTAATAATATATCTATTGACATAATATGGAAAAGACCTTTCTTTTTTAGATCTTTTAATAAAACATTTTTTTCTTTCATTTTATTTAATTTTAATTGTTATTATTTTTAAAAACAAAAGGCATATATAAATATATACACCTTTTGAAAAAAAAACCATGAAAAAACTTGTTGCGGAGGTAGGATTTGAACCTACGACTTTCAGGTTATGAGCCTGACGAACTACCACTGCTCTACTCCGCATATATCTATAAGGATTTAATATAATTATCTACATATAATTTAAATTCATTCATTTGAATAAATCCATCATTATTGTAATCAAATCCTTTATTATATTTAGCAATTTTATTTGCTCTTTTTATACTTAATTCTTCACCAAATATATAATTATTATTATTTGTTTGGTTAATTGCATACGGATAAAAAATACTTAACCAAATACTATATATATTATTTGGTATATTATATTTATTTAAATATAAATACACAATATCAAGTTGATCTATTATATTTAAAGGCAAACTTGATATTTTTAACCATTTTAATGTTTGTGGCATAAAACCAATTAATCCCTTTGCATTTGTAGATTTACATATTGCATTGGGATTAAATTTACTTTCATGATATATGACTATTATTAAATCATTATATGAAATATTTAGTTTTTGACAAATATCATTAATTTTAGTTTTTATACTATCAGTAAGATATAAGTCTTTAATAAATTTATCATTCTTTGTTTCTTTTAAATTAATAATATTATAATTACTTTCAATTGGTTTTAAAAGTAATTTTATATTATAACTTAATGATGAGCTTATAATATATATTATTATTATGGTTGTAATTTTGATTAATTTCATTTTTATTGTTTTTAATTAATAAATAAAGTTTACAAAAATAATAATAATATATTATTAAAACTAATATATATATTTTAATGTATTATTGTAAATCTTTATTGCTTTTGTTGGATACTTATCATCTGTCATATATCCTGCATATTTTAATTGCAATATAGCTTCTTCCCATGTTGATGAATTAACGAATAATTTATATCTTGGTGTAGATACAAATTTTAACCATTGTATTAAACAATCATCAATTGTGTTGTATGCTGCAAATTTATCTTTAATTCTAACATTTTTACCATAATCTTCCCATGTGTTTTTTAAAACACCATTTGGATTTTTAACACCAAATAAAGAATTTAAAGCAAATAAATCAGAATGAGCTACATACCAATTACCATCAGCTTCTTTTGTAGAAGTTTCGGTAATAAATAATATGTTAAGAACTATTGCTAATTCTTTTACTTTTAAATTTGGAAATAAAGTATCATATTTATATCTTTTTAAAGCTGGGATAATCCATGTTTTAAATTGAATAGATGCTTCTTTCCTTGAAGAAAAACTTTTATATAAGTTTTCTACGTTTTTTACATTCTTCTTATATCGTATTTCATACGAAAAAGAAGAAGCAGAAATTATCATTATAATAATTAATGTTATAATGATTATGTTTTTTTTAATTTTCATTTTTTCTTTATTTTTATTTTTATTGTTTAATGTTTTACTTGCAATAATCTTTATGAATAAATCTATTATGATTACTATCATCTAAGATAATATAACCATTAAATTCTTCATTGATTACTACATATTCTTTGTTAATAGTCATATCTCTTAGATTAGACTTACCGTTAAATGTAATTTTTTTCATAATTTTTAAGTTTTAAAAGAAATATTGTGTAACAATAGACTAGACTATCTGGTATTGTTTTAATATTGATATTACACACTAAATCTTAGTTATTTTTATTCTACAATTAAATAAATTTCATTTAATTTTCTACCACACATTGGGCAGAAATTGATTTTAACAAAAATTTGTACTTTCAGAAAAATAAAGAGAATGAATAAAATCTCCTCTTTTCTGTTTAGTTAAACAAGTTATTTCATTTAAAGCCATTTCCCAAAATTCTTCATACAGAATCTCTCTACCATATTCATCATAGATAATTCCTAATTTTGTAAATTCTTTAAAAGTTTTTAAGTCTTTAAAATATTCCCAATTATTATGATTACAAATAAACACCCAACCATTAGCATATTGTCCTAAGTGTATTTCAGAAATCTTTTTAATAAAAGGAAATTTAGCTTCTACCATAATGTCAATTTCTTGTTCTTGTTGAACATTAGGTTTTAAATAATAATTTGTACTCATAGTTTTATATTTTTAGGTAACTGTATTAATTTCTTTTTAACAGCCCACTTTATATATTTTGGGTCTATTTTAATAATATCTGTTACAAGTTTATTCTTGTATTTTCCAAATAGTATTCTCATAGTTTAAAAATAAAAATAGAGTTATTATAGGCATATACACCTGTTAATTCAAGAGATAAGTTCCTCCATTGAAACATATTTCAGTTTATAACTCTATTATAATTTTACATTTTGATATTATCTTTGTTAGTAATCAAATAGATTATACAAAGAATAGCAATTATACCTATTGAACCCCAACCAATTGCTTGTTGAATTGGAGTATTTTTAAATTAAAAAATAAACTCTTCTACCTTCTAAGATAAGGTAGTAGTGATAAACAATTATTTGACTTGGTTTATTAAATAAACTGAGGCTCAAATTACAACTCTCACAGTTCAAGCTGATTTTTGAGTATATTTATCACTATCTCTTTAAAATAACAACTATCTTAGTAGTTTGATTAAATACAACTTAATATTAGTGCTTGTGGTGGAAGTTTCTAACCTCCGCAAGATTACTCTACCGCTTTTTACTCCATGTACTATCCATTTCAGGATTACATAGACACTAATCACATTAATATTTCTATTAAAGGTAATATCAGCATTACTGGTATATTGTATTAATCAAACTTAGTTGTAAATGATTTAACATTTAGATGTTACTAATAGTTTATAGTCAGCTACATATCAGGACTGACATCTATTATTCTCTATCTGTTTTAAAGAGAAAGAGTTTGTTTTAAGTTTTATTTATTATTAATAAGATATGTTGCTATTTTATCCATAAACCAATCATAATCTTCAATATCATCAGATTTAAAGTCATTATTAAGTCTATAAGATTGTTCTTTTGTAATAGTAATTTCAATAATACCTTTAATAGTTTCGTATGATTGATTTCTTTTAATAACAATCTCAATTATTTCTTTTAGTAATTCATTGTTATCTTTCATAATCTTTAAGTTTTAAAAGAAATTAGTGTGTAATAATAGGACTTGAACCTACATTTCTTCCAATTACTATAATCACCATATTCATGGTATATAGATATATTACACACTAATCTTAGTTATTTTTTATTGTTGTTAAACCATATTTGAAATTCTTTAAAAGTTAAAGGTTTTACATTATTAAAATTGTCAAATTTAGTAATCAATATTTTAACTTCTTCTTCTGAATACATTGTTTTTTCACAATGTTTGTAGCCTGCTAAATGTCCTGCTAAATAACCAGCTTTATAACAATGCTCTCCTACTTTTTTATGCAGTACATCAGAACAATATAACTCTGCCATTAAACTAACAGTATCTAAATTAGGTTTAATATAAGCAATTTATTCTAATGTTTCATTAGTTGAAGTTTCACCAAATATATCATCATCTGGTAGTCTTAATGAAGTTTCTTTTGAAATAGGTTTTAAGAAAGCAAATACATCTTGTACCTCATTAACTCCAAATTTAGTTATGATATTAGGTTCAAGCATAATTTCAACCTCTTTACCTACTAATTCATCACTTGCATTAATGATTTGAGGTAATGGTAATGAAGGATTAGTTGTTGCATAGATAATGTGTTTATTATATCTTAAATCTGAAATGTTTAATAATAATTTTTCAGTTACTTTTAATATTTCATTTTTATGTATGATATATTTACCTAGTGTTAATCCATATCCTTTTTCATCATTAGAATCATTATCATCTACTACATAGTAATAGTCTGATATTTTTAATAAGTTTTTCATAATATATAATTTTTAATTTTCGTATTTTTATATTTTTTTTTATTTTTAAATTTTAAAAAAATACATTATAAGATATAAATAAACTTTAAATTTATTGTCCTTAATGTATATAAAAATTAAAGAAAGCTATTCGAGTAGCTTCATTGTGTATCGTACACGTGTAGCTTTATCGAATAGCTTTTTAGATATTATTCTACAAAAGAGAGACAATATCCAAATCTCTCTTTCCTAATCCCGCTATTTATAATTTTCAATCGTAAAGTGCTGGCATTGTCGCCTGTTGCGATTGAAATATTTTGAACGTTTCCGTTCATGGTAATTGAATTACCATTAAATGAAAATGAAATTTCACCTTCTCCAACAAGTACTAAGTCGTACTTTGTATTTGGAGAAAGACTTAATGAAATAATTGTACTTGATGACTTTGGTAAATCATCATTAACGCCTACCAAATATACACCTTTGCAAAAAGATGCAAGGTGATATTGGTTTTTCATCGGCATAGACTGCGCCGATAATTCCCCTATTCCTAAGACTAAGAGAAAAAATAAAGTTGTTACTAAAAGTAACAACAATTTTACTGAATTTGTTTTCATTTTTTCTATTTTTTAAGTTATAAATTTAGCACTTAATTACTTTGATAGCTGTTCACTACTATCAATCCTATTATATAATAGGATAAGTCTTGCTGCATTATAAGCTAACTATTCTTATAATGATACTATTTATAGATTAGTCAATCTATTAAGATAAAAATCATCAGTATATATATTTCAATATACTGATGATTTTGAGAGATTATGGTTCAAAATCGATATTAGTAGCCGAAGCTACTAAATCGGTGCTCTTAACACCATATTTGGCAAGCATCGCTGCTGCCAAAGCATTGGTGTTGATGCCCAATGATTTCATTGTAGCAACGTTTACTGCTGCTTCACGTTGAATACTGTCTTCTTCTGCTCGACGTCTATCGCCTGACGCAGTATTGAAAATTTTTGGAAGATGAAAGCCATCCTTCTCGAATTTTTTACCTTCTTCGCCGTAGCTGTCACCAGCTTTGGCGTAGTTGGTTTGAATTTCAACATTATCACCAATCTCGAAATGCTTGGTGGTTGTAAAAATTCTAACAATGGTGAATTCGCCTTTGGCGTCTTTTACTAACGAAAGACCACCAAAACTTACATAAGCTCCGAAGTTTCCTTCGGTTGCTGATGCTAGTTTTGTTTTAATTTCTTCCGGAGTTAATCCGGTTGAAACTAAGATTTTTTCTATTTCCGATTTTGTGATAGAAACATCACAAAATGGATTAGATTGACTACCTTGTTTCAAAAAGTCTTTTCTTGAAATTTTTGCAATCTTGCCTGCGATTTTAATAGTATTATTTTCCATAGTAAACTTCTCGATACCGTGTTGCCTTACAACACATTTTAGTTATACATAATGTTAGTATCATCGCATTATGTATTTTTATATAAAATTATTAAAGATTGTTTAAGTTATATCAATATACTTATCTGTTAGTAGATAAGAATAAAGATATATAATAAAAGAGATAAGAATGGATGTATGAAGGTATCCGACTATTAATCAATACCTTATACAGTATTAATTAATCAGATACTTATACCTAATATTCATTCTTATCTCTTATAAAGAGATTTTGACAATCGTATATATTTATAACATAATAATATAAAACTATATTATTATATAAGATAAACATATCAGACCTGCGACTAATTTTCAATCAGGAATTATCAACGGAAATAAATTTCCGAAAAGTTTTCGATGATTGAATACGGAGGTATTCGATTGCCGAAACTGAATTAAAGTTCAAGGGGGGGACTTCCTCCTCTCAGCTACACATATTATTTTTTTAATTATGACTTTATTTTATTTAAAAAATTTTTTTAACCTTATAAGCCTTACCAATTCATCATTACAATAAATGTTATATTTTTTT